ACAATTTTAAGAGAACGACCAAGTGGCCCCACCCTATCCAGCAGCAACTCTAGCACTCCATCACGGCATCTTTACCACAATTTTATCATACAACACCGTCCACCACAACTCACCCATCGAACGCATCTGCCAGTGATCCCGGTTGTTGTTCACATACGTCTCGGAATGTCCAATCGTTGTAATCAGCAGCTTCATATCTTTACTCCTTGTGCTCGCTGAACACTCTTTTCTCCATTTCGGTCCTAGTCTTAGTCAACGTGATTATGAGTTCTACAGCTTGTGTTACCGCCTCATCGCCGGTTACATCTCCTTCATTGCCGGTTTCTGTTCCGTCAAATTCGCAGGGCGCACGCCGGGAATCAGATTCGGATACTACGACAGGGTCCACGCCGCCGAGTACGACCAGCAGCTCGCCCTCAACCCTACTGGACCAAGCGCACCAGTTTTTAGAGAGTACAAAGGATTCTGAATATGACAACATTCGCACGATTGATGGTAAATTTATACTCGACGTCACCAGCCCGGATGTGAATGACTACACCTATCTTGTACCCAAGTTTGATCCTTTCTCTTGTGAGAATTTCGCGTTGGAACGCGCACACGTTGAATCATTGTCAGGTGAAGACGTGAAGCATTGTGGGATTATGACGTTGAAGGATAGCGCCACTGACACTGTCTCCGAGGTAACGCTGGCTGCTTTGCGTCCTCTCAGAGCACGTAAGTCTGTGAAGTATGTTATATGTCAGATTTGCAAGGCTGAAACGCGCTCCATTAAACACCACAAATGTGATCGATCACGTAGTGGCGCTGTTACCCGTTTGGCGTGGTTAGGCGATGCGAAACACCGTTCAGACGTGGTAGCCTACCTTCTCGCTCTAGGTTATGATTCCTCGGCCACCACCTCTGTGCTTGAGTCCTACGTCTCCGCAGCATCCCAGGCGGCGTATATGCATGTCATCGATCAATACGACGAGTGTACAGGAATTAACTACGCATCGTCCCAGTTCGAGGCATTCTACGCAGTTAGTGAAGGATTTAGGAACTCATATTGGTCATACGTGTACAGATCTCACGGAGTGTGTGATCCTTCTGGTTAGGGGCCGCCAGCATCAGGGCTTAGCCGAGGTGTATGTGCCTACATCTCCCTTGGTGTTTTCTCGCTATGCAGAC